TAAAATGAGCATGGTTCTTTATATGGTTGTCCTACCTGACCGACCGGGGAGAAAGGATTTCATTATGTTGGGTAGTTATGGTTATGTTGAAAAGGTTACTTATTTTGACGGTATCCAGGAAACGATTCGCGGTTTATGGAAAAGCGCTGTCGACGGACAATACCAGGTTTTAGAATGTCCGGCGGACGATCCTTTTGACGTTCACGCCATTTCTCATAATGGGAAGCGTGTTTTTACTCTGTCCGAAGGCGCGGCGCTTCTTGATGAAGTGAGGTGTTAACAATGATGGGAAATTTTGAAGGAACGCGGAAGCTAACGCGTCAGCAGGCGGAAATGACAGATACGGCGATTAGCTGGAAAAGAAGTTACGGAAGCCCGGCGTCGTTGGAAACATTGTGCTATATATGGCACAATAGAATCAGCCCGGCAATTCCTGTTCGTTCCATATTAGAAGTTTATGATTATTTGATCGAATTGGGATATTATGCCGGTTCGGAAAGGTGGTTGTTGTAATGCTTCGCCTATACTTGCCGGAACCTGGGAAAAATCGCTGGTATGTGGTAGATTTGACCGGGAACAAGTTGTATTATGGAACAAAGGCACAATGTCGGAAATTTATTAAATACATGGAAGGGAGTAAAAACAATGTTACGCTGGACAAAAGATGATCGGCCCTGTCTGAATACCTGGTATCGTGTTATTGGTGGTCATAATCTGGCATATTGGAAGATAGTAAAGGATTATCATAATCCGCGCCTGGGGCGGACGTATTACAAGGTAGTTGATTATTATAACGGTGATATTATCTGTTGCGGAAAGGCGCTTCATTATTGCAGGGAAATGATCCGGGAGAATACTTATAAGAAAGGATTTGATTGATAATGCTTCGGTGTTTATTACACGGTCACAGGTGGTTAATTCGTCGGGATCGGCATGGGAACCAGGAAGAAAGGTGTTTATATTGCCGGAAGCGTCGGGCCATAAAGGCGGTAATGATTTGCGATTACATGGAAGCGAAATTAAAAATGGCGTCCGTCTACGGAAGAAGGTGTTATTAATGGAAGAAATGCGCGTATATGTCCGTGTTCCGCGCCGGTTCCGGGCAAAAGAAGGTAATTGGATTAGCTTAGCGAATTTTAACCGGATAATAGATTTGTATAACGTAACGAAAACAAAATTAGGATTTTGGGAATACTTATCCGAAATGTGTCAGGTATCAATTTTGGATTTTGATATGTCGCGCAACATAGGGAACCAGGCTTTTAAATACATTCATATTATTAAAATGAAAGGATGATAAATAATGCGACAATTTGATTATAAAGAATATTCGCGCCTACGTTCAATAGCCCGGAAGCGGATCGAGCGCCAGACCGCCGCCGGTGTTGCTCCCCTGGTAAAAATCCCGACGGTTGCACAGGTTCGGGCCAGCGGCAATCCTTCCGCGTATATGTACCAGGTTCAGAAATACTTACAGGAAGCGCCAACGTTAAAGGCTGTCCGGGAAACCGGGGTAAAGGCGGTAAAAGCTGATTTTATGCGCGCGCCGGTTGTCCAGCAGCTGACGCCGGAACAGAAACGCGCCCGGCGAAATGAGCAGAAACGCCGCAGTAAAGCGAAGCGCGCTGTCGAACAGGAAGCCGCGCGCCAGGGCAAAACAGAGAAGGAAACAAGGCGTCGCGTCGGATATCTGAAAGCCCTGGAAACGGTGGCGGAAGAATGGCGGAAGGCTGGCGTTGACGCTGGGCATTGGCTTGGCGTTATGTCGCCGGGAATGAGTAAAAAATTTGTCGAATATATGGAATACCGGTTTAGCCAGGGCGATTATACAAATAAATATACGGTTGATACGTTTATTCGCGATTTCGGGGAAGCTGTACACAGAGGAATCGATTTAGGGAATATACAGCAAGATTTTGCGGCCTTCCTGGATAAACAGAAACAATTATCGAAGAACAAGCGCCGCGCTAATAAATACGGTGTTTCTACTGATGAAGTTGATACCGCCTGGCGGCGTTTTGTGAAGGGAGAATAATAAAATGGAATGGTTTTGGTATATCGTTGTTATTCTGTTGGTTATTTATATAATATGTACAGCTTACAGGTGATATGATATGAATAATACAAACTTCCGGGCAATAGATTGGGTTGCTTTCTTTAAAGGTTATGGTTTGGTTCCGCGCGCGAAACGCCAGCGGAAGAACAAGGGAAACGAAGCTGTTAACGTATACGCGGCCTTTGATATTGAAACAACAACGGTTTGGACCGGGCCGGAAAACACGGACGCGCATTCCTTCATGTATATATGGCAATATCAAATTGAAGATTTTACGTTTAAAGGCCGGACCTGGGAAGAATGGTTTGAAATGCTGGCGGTATTACAATCAGCGTTAGAAGAATATGGGCGAATTGAAAAAATAAGTAAACCGCCGGTATTAATTTCATGGATTCATAACGCGGCATTCGAATTTAGTTGGATTTCCGGGCTTTATCCGTTTACGGATGAAGAATGTTTTTTCCGGGATGTTCGGAAGCCTATTTATTTTCGGATGTTCGGCTGTTTTGAATTTCGTTGTTCATATATACAGACGAATTTATCATTAAAGGCATTATGTAAACATACCGGCGTCAAACCGAAGCTGTCGGGCCAGGAATTTGATTACAATAAAATTCGGTTCCCCTGGACAGAGTTAACAGCATTCGAGGAAGAATACGCTACGACAGACGTTGAAAGCCTGGTTAAGGCTATGAAAATTCGCATACAAAAGGCCGGTGATACGTTACTTACGGTTCCGTTAACATCGACCGGTTATGTCCGGCGCGATTGTAAGGAAGCGTTAAAAGACAGGTATTTAGAAATATCCGATTTAAAGCCCTGGCGCGGTGAGAACGCGCAACGCGTCTATAAACTGCTTCGGGCCGCATTTCGCGGCGGCAATACACACGGGAACCGTTACCGGGTAAATCAGATTTGCGATGATGTTTATTCTTATGACATTGCTTCCAGCTATCCGACGCAACAGCTGACGCAAAAATTCCCGATGAAGCCTTTTAAATGGCTGGACGGAGAATTAACTATCGAGCGCGTCTGTATGTTTATCGGCCTGGGCTATGCGGTCGTTGGCGAATATCATTTTATTAATATCCGGTTAAAGGATGAAAGGGAACCTATACCATATATCAGCCTGGCCCGATGTGAAGCGCAAAATTTTCAGCTGGATAATGGACGTGTATTAAAAGCATCATATTTAGAAATTAGTTTGACGGAAATTGATCTCGAAATAATTTTATCGGATTACGAATTTGACAAGCTAGAAATAACACAAGCGATGATATCAAAAAAGGATTATTTGCCGCCGGAATACCGGGCTGTTATCCAGGATTATTATACAAAGAAAACAGCTTTAAAAGGCGACGAAACCGAAGAAGGAAAGTATATGTATACCAAAAGTAAAAATAGTCTTAATTCGGTTTACGGAATGAGTGCAACTGATCCTATCCACCAGGAAGTTAAATATAATGGCGGCGATTATTTACAATCCGGTTGGGATAGCATGACCAATGAAGAAATAGAAAAGAATTTAAAGCGCGCGGCATTTCCTTATCAATGGGGGGTATATACAACCGCATTAGCCCGGAAACAGTTACAATCAGCTATCAAATTATGCTGTCGGGAGATAGGCCCGGATCGCGTCCTGTATGTCGATACAGATTCCATAAAGACTATCGGGCCAGCGCCGATTGATCGGTTAAATGATGAATTACGCGACAGGGCGTCAGCTGCTGGGGCATACGCCGACGATATGAACGGACAGCGGCATTATATCGGCGTTTTTGAACAGGATGCGCATTACCAATTTTTTATCACGCAAGGCGCGAAACGCTACGCCTTTATTAAAGATAATGGAAGAATGGGCGTTACGGTTGCCGGTGTTTCGACAGCTATTGACGAAAAAACCGAATGGATTGATAAAGACGGTAAAAAATATAATCCGTCTTTTGCGGTCGAAGAATTGAAAAGCCTGGACCGGTTTAAACCTGGGATGATATGGAAGGCCGCAGGCGGTACAACAGCGGTTTATAATGACAACGATGATTTTTATTATACCGACCAGGAAACAGGAAAGAAGGTTCATATTACAAAGAACGTCGCGATTATTCCGACAACCTACGAAATGACCTACGCGAAAGACTATAAACTGTTATTGGACAGCATCCAGCTTTATACAGAATTTAGAAAGGCCAGGGAGTAAAATGGGAAAGATTTATAATTCATACGGTTGGGTTAATTGGGAATATTTAATGGAACAGCCCGAAACATTTCTTCCAGTAGTCGGGCCGCGCGGCGTCGGTAAATCTTACGGTTGTTTTGATTGGCTGATTGAACACGGTCACAAATTTATATACTTACGACGGTTAAAATCACAGTTGGAAGAATGCCGGAAGCCCGACGGGAACCCTTTCCGAAAGTTAAACGCGGATAAAGGCTGGAACATACAACCGTTTACAACCGCCGGAACGGTCCTATTTAATAAAGAAGATAAGACCGGAGAAACGGTCGCGGTAGGCGTCGCGCTGTCGGTAATTGCCAATGTTCGCGGCGTTGATTATTCGGATATTAATTATATTGTTTTCGATGAATTTATTAGTATTGAAGGCGAAAGGCCTATAAAGAACGAATTCGCCGCTTTTCTTAATTTCTATGAAACCGTAAACCGTAATAGGGAATTGGAAGGTAAACCGGCGGTAAAGTGTATATTCCTGGGAAACGCTAATAAAATCAGTAACCCTTATTTTTCCGGCTGGCATTGTATGAAGCGAGTATTAAACATGATCCGCGGCGGTCAGATGGTTTGGCGGTCCGGCGACAAAACATTAATGCTGGTATTACTGTTTAATTCTCCGATTAGCGAAAGGAAGCGCGAAACTGTTCTATATCAGAACGCAAGTAAAGATTTTATCACAATGGCCCTGGATAATGCGTTTAGAACGGACGCGACCAATATTAAATCGGAACCATTAAAAGAATATAATCACGTTGTTTCTGTCGGGGAAATTGGGATATATACCCATAAATCAGAAAGAAAATATTTTGTTTGTTCGACCGTCTGTAAATATCCATATTATGACGCCTTCGGGATCGGTTTAAAAATGTTCCGCCAGGATTATTATATGTTCCGCGTTTATTATATGCTTTATAAAAATGTTTGGTTTGAATCGTTTGAAGTTGAATTATTATTTAGGGAATTATTCGATTTATAATGATTTAGGCGATTATGTAATATTTTTGTAATTGATATGGTTTATATTGATTATGAAATTTGATTGCCGGTTAAACCGGCGGAAAGGAAGGTATCCCAATGGCAGAACTTACAGCGGCGGAAAAATTCAAGGCGATGAACGACAAGCATATCAACATCAAGGATATCAATGGTTCCATTATTCACCCGGTAGCGGTCCATACCCATACATACACAGCAACCGACGGAAGCGAACATGAAGTGCTTGTTATCAAGGATGGCATTTCCGGCGAGTTTTACAAGACCGAAGTAAAGGCCTTCATCGAGAAATTCATGAAGTATATGGAAGCCTTCGGCGATCTCCCGGATGAGAAGAAACCGCGGATCGCTATCAATAACCGGGTTTCGAAAAAAGGTAATACCTACGCCAATTTCGACCTGGTGGAAGCCTAATCGGATATTCTTCTATTGACGATTAACGCGCCAATAGTTAGAATATAAAAGGGCGGTTGTTTCCTTCCCCTACGCACAGCCCGGAAGGCTGGGGGCGCGTCGGCGGACGCATGAAAGGAAATAACCGCCCGAATTTTATTTAAAATGAATGGGGGAATTTAAATGGAAACGGTGTTGCAGATTGTCCAGCAGTATGGTTTCCCGATTGCCGCTTGTGTATTCCTGTTTATTCTGTTACAGAATGAGCAGAAACAGCATAAAGAAGAATCGGAAAAAAGTACAGCGGCAATCAACGATTTAAAGCTGTCTTTTAATGAAGCAATAAACAACCAGCAAAAAAGTTTTTCCGAAGCTATCCAAAATAATACCCTGGTTATGCAACAGCTTGTTGATATGTTAAGAAAGGCGGAATAATATGCATACCGGTAAAGAATACGCCGACCAGGCCAAAAGTACCAGCTACAACAAATTAAAGTATAGCCAGGTGGATTGTCAGGCCTTTTGTGAATTGGTTTTATCTGATATCGGCGTTAGAAAGCCGGATGGACGCGCTTATAATTGGAAAGGTTCCAATGATATGGCGCGAAATGCTGTTTCCTGGATTGGAACAAAGGAAGAATGTATAAAGCAATTTGGTTCCATTCCCCTGGGCGCCTGGGCGTTTATATGGGAAAACAAGACCGGAAACGAAAAGGCGCGCGGATATAATGACGGTAGGGGAAATTATTCCCATATCGGTATATATGTCGGTAATGACAAGGTTCGCGATTCTACGCGGTATAAAAATTCTTCCGGGGAATATATCCGGGATGGCGTCGGGGATCGGGCTTTATCGGCGTTTAATCGGATAGGCCTTTGTTTGTATCTTGATTTTGGTACAAAACCGGCTTATACTGATTATGACGGAATTATGAACATTATTACCGATATCCGTAACAAGCTGAACGAATTGGAAAGGATGGTAGAAAATGACGCTTGAACAGGTTTTACAGCTGGGGAAAATGGGTTATACTAAGGAAGAAATCGCACAGCTGGAAACAGGTAAACCACAGGAAACCAACAATCCGGGGCCGGTTGCCGGAAATGAACCGGAAGCGCCGCCGGAAGCCACGCCGGAAGAACCGGTGGAACCGCCGAAAGATGAAAGCCTGGCGGAAGATAAAGCGCCGGAACTGGACGCGGAAACCATGAAACGCCTGGACGGAATGGAAGCCCAATTATCAAAAATACTTCGGGCAATCCAGGCCAGCAACCTTAAAAAAGATTCATTCGGCGGACCGACAGAAGATATCGACGCCGCCGCCGATAAAGCGCTTGCCAGCCTGGTAACGGCTGGTATTGAAAGAAAGGAGTAATGATATATGAGTGTTAATACCCTTACATTTGAACAGGTTTCGACCGTTCTTACCAGCATTGTCAAACAGGCAACTGGTCAGACGGTCCTTACCCCGACCGATACCGGAAGTTTTGTTTCCGTCGGTCAGATTGTCCTTCGGGCGGACCGCGACGCGGTTATGAATGCAATTTCGAACCTGGTAGGCCGTACCCTGTTCGCAATCCGGCCCCTGGATGATGTTATGCCCGGCCTGGAAATGGATTCCTTCCGCTGGGGTAACGTAATGCGGAAGTTGTCCATCGCCGATTCCGATTGGAAGGATGATCCGGCTTACGCCTGGCCCGCGACCTACGACGCCACCCAGACCGATCCTAATGGCGACGGTGGCGCGATTGATCCCTGGACAATCAAAAAGCCGGATATTCTGCAGACGAATTTCTACGGCGCGTCGGTTTACTTCGACGAAATGTCCATTTTCGAAGATCAGATCGAAACCGCATTCAGCGGCCCGGAGCAGCTGGGGAGTTTCCTTTCCCTTATTATGACGAACCTGTCGAACCGGCTTACCTTCTCAAATGAAAGTATCAAGCGCGGCCTGGTTTGCAATGCTATCGGTTCCCTGTATCATGAGAACGACAGCAACCGCGTTATTCACCTGTTGACCGAATATAATACGGCTTGCGGTTTCTCTACGCCGCTTACGGTGAATGATATTTACCAGCCCGACAATTTCCCGGCCTTCATGAAATGGATGTATGCCAGGATCGCGAACATTACCGACCTGTTTAAGGCCAATTCCGAAATGTTCCAGACTATCGTTTCCGGTAAACATATCCTTCGCCATACGCCGCTTGAAATGCAGAGGGTATACCTTTATTCTCCGCTTCTCCAGCAAATGTCCGCGCGCGTCCTGGCGGATACCTACCACGAAAATTTCCTTCGGTATTCCGACGTCGAAAGCCTGACGTTCTGGCAGAGCATCAGAACCCCGGATACCGTCAAGGTGACGCCGATGTACACGAACACGTCCGGCGCCCTGGCAACGACAACCGCGCAGACGGTTGAAAATGTAGTTGGCCTTATCTTCGACCGTGACGCCCTGGGAATGACAATCCTGGATCGTCGTGTATTGTCTACGCCGCTGAATACAAAAGGCCTTTATCGGAATCTCCATGTTCACGCTAAACAGCGCGTATTTATGGACAATACCGAAAAAATGGCGCTGTTGCTCCTGGACTAATCCAGGCCTGGCCCACAGGGAAGGGAATATGTTTCCCTTCCCATTTTTTAAATAGGAAGGAAGGCGGTTATTTTGCTGAATATTAAATTTTGGAATTTTGCTAAAAAGAATAATTCCACTAAAATACCGTCGGGGAATTGGACAGAATTACAATGCGAATTAAAAGATGAATGTAGTATGCTCGCGCCGGTTATCCGGTTACGGAACGCGGCAACCAGCGTTTCATGGAATTACTGTTATATTCCCGGTTTCGGTCGGTATTATTTTATTAACGATTGGCGCTGGATAAATGGATGTTGGGAAGCGAGTTGCTCTGTTGACGTCCTGGGAAGCTGGAAACAGGAAATAGGTTCCGAAAGTATGTATATCCTTCGGCATAATTCTACAACCGATTTTAACGGATTGATTACTGATACAATTTATCCTGCGACTAATAATTACAGCACAATAAATGAAGTACTACCAGGTTCCTGGGCGCCTTCCATCCAGGGCGGCATTTATATACTGGGCGTTATGTCCTCGGATGATACCCGGGCGGTTGGCGCTATTAGCTATTTTGCTATGACGTCGGCACAATTCGGTGATTTAAAAGATATGCTCTTTTCCGATAATAACCTAATCACAATGGGCCTGGCGGCGTCTGATGGTCATGGTGGAATTACGCCGCTGGTTAATGATATGTCTATGGAAGTTTTAAAAACAATGTATAATCCTTATCAATATATTGTTTCCTGTATATGGCTTCCGTTAGGCATTTCAGATATCAGCCATTCGGCTATGGAAACAACATTAAAAATAGGTTGGTGGGATTATACCCTGGACAATTATCCTATTTTCGCGCAACAGCTAAACCTTTTGAACATGGAATACACAACTATTCCGGAACATCCACAGGCGGCGACGCGAGGCGAATATCTCAATTATGCTCCATATACCCGGATATCTGTTTTCGGTCGTTTCGGAACCGTCGCTATTGATAATTCATATTTAAAAGCGGGTTGGCGGCTTAACTTCTCTTATTATGTGGACGTTGTTACCGGACAATGCCGGGTAGAAATTAATACCTGGGATCCCAATTTACAAAATCCCTATGTTTATATCCTGGCGGAAAGAACCTTTTTGTTAGGTGTTCCGATTCAACTTTCACAGGTGGGCGTTGACTATTTAGGTTCAACCCTGGCGGCGGTTGACGCGACGGCTAGCGTTATCGGAAGTTTAACCCGGTTGGATATCGGCGGCGCTATTTCTTCCGCCGCACACGGTGTTTATAATACGCTACAATCTTCCATGCCTATTGTAGAAACATCCGGCGCGAACGGTTCATTTTTAACGCCTTACAGACTAACGCGAATTAGCTATCATTTTTATCAGATAGCAGATGAAGATATCGGGCATAAAGGGCGCCCATTATGCGCGGTCAGAACTATTAATACCCTGTCCGGTTATGTCCTATGTGCTGACGGTGAAATTGATATCGGCTGTACAGAGGGAGAACGATCCGCGATTCAAAATTATTTGACCAGCGGTTTCTTTTGGGAGTGATAAAGAATGTCATCAATAAACCCGACACAATATGACGGTTGGTGGGTAGAACTAAATCAATATTGGGATACAACCGACGTAAGGCATGAAACCCCGGAACGCGTCCAGGTTGATAATATGAACCTGTTTTATGATTACTTTTTTGATCTGGGATGGACGCCTAATTGTATAGCCGGAATGCTCGGTAATATCATGGTAGAATCAACGGTAAATCCATGGCGCTTCCAAAATTCTTCCGTAAATTGGTCCGATCCGTCGGCTATTCTTACGGATAATGGCGGAATGGGCTTAACCCAATGGACGCCTTGCCGAAAATATTATTCCTGGGCGTTAGCGGAAGGCATTGATCCGAAATCTGGTTATAGTATGTGTGACCGGATTAAATACGAATATGATAATAATTTACAATGGTCGTTGGATAATTACGGACAACATACCTGGAACGATTTTATAACCAGCACGGAAAGCCCGGAAATATTAGCGCGTGTTTTCCTGTGGGCCTATGAGCGCCCAGGACAGCTTCCGACGCCCGAACAGGAAGCAGAACGATTAGCACAGCGCCAGGCAAACGCTCGCTGGGTATTCGATAATATTCATGGCGCTGGACTATCTCCTACTATGATGGTATTATTATCCAGGCAGAATCAAAAGAAAGGAGTAAAGAGAAGATGGCAAACAATATAATCCCGGCGGAATACAGATATGAAAACTTGTATAACGCCAGCCGGTCGCCTTCGACCGTTCATGTCAAAAATACCCGGCTTTATCGTTTCTTCCGTAAATATCTGCTGGAACGCGCAATATCAGTATTTAAATGGAATTTACCGAAAGAATGGGATAAAGATTACTTCCTTTATAAACTGTATGGAATCGGTTTCCTGGCAATCCTCGATACCGATAAATACGGTGTTATTCCGCAAGAATGCGCGCCGGGCGGCTATAACCTGTATTATCGTCCGTCTTACGTCATTGTAACTAATCCCCTGTTGGGAACCCTTGAAAGAAAGATTGACACAGATTGTATCCTGGTAAAGCTCCAACCGGATTATACTTCCATAATGGATATGGTCGGTTTTTATGCGGATATGATGGCCCTGGCCGCGGAAGCTGTTGGGATGAATTTTATAAACGTAAAGACCGGAACAATTTTCGGCGCGGAATCCGAAGCACAGGCACAGGCATATTATAAAATGTTTGACAAAATCAGCGAAGGCAACCCCGCGGCAGTTATCGGAAAGAAACTGCTTGACCAGGATGGTAAGCCTACCTGGTTCCCTTTTACACAGAATGTAAAGGAAGCATATATTGCGTCCGACGTTCTATCGGACCTGTTGAAAATCCGGGCTATGTTCGATACCGAAATTGGTATTCCGAATAGCAATACAGAAAAGCGCGAAAGGATGATTACGGACGAAGTAAATTCCAATAACGCGGAAACCGCAACCCTGGGCGAATTATGGTTACAGACCGTCAGAAAGGAATTTAAAAAGGCGAACGAAATGTTCCCTGATTTAAATCTGTATGTTTCCTGGCGCGTTGATCCTAACCCGGAACCGCCTGTGAAGGAAGGTGTTTCTAATGAGTAACGGAGCGAAACTATCAATCCTGGGGCTGTATAATTGGGATAATACCATATTTGATTTAATGGTATTCCCGGTATGGGATCAGAATGAATTTTCGACAGAAGAAAAAAACCTGGTTATTAATAACATTATGGCGGAATGCGCGGAACTTGAAATTCTTTATCCGAATCCGGTTGTTATGAAAAATATGATTGGGCTGTGGTCCGCGAAAGAACAACCGACCTGGAACAGAATTTATCGCGTCGCGCTGAATGAATACGATCCGTTAGAAAATTACCATAGAACCGAACACGCGACCGAAACATTAGACCATTCAGACACGCATTCCGGTAACGATGTTAACCGGGCCAGCGGTACGGATTCCACAACCGGCGGATTTACTGACACAAATTCGGGAACCGATACGACTAATAATAAATTCGTTGGTTATGATTCCGCAACGTTGGTAGACCATGATGAATCCGATTTACAGCATGGTCATGTAGTTACCAATACACACAATGACGGAACAACCTACGGCAGAACCGATACCCTTACCCATGGCGAAAAAATCGAACATGGCGGAACTATTAAAAATGATATTGAAGCCTTCGGGAATATCGGGGTTACAACTTCCCAACAGATGGCGGAAGCAGAACTGCTTGTATCTCCCCAACTGAACGTGTATAATTACATTATAGAATCGTTTAAAAATCGATTCTGTCTGTTAGTTTTCTAATGAAAGGAGCGCATAATTATGTTTGAACAATTCCCCTATGCAGATATGCACCAGCTAAACCTGGATTGGATTATTAAAATCGCAAAAGCTTTTCTCGATCAATATACATCCATTCAGCAAATAATTACGGACGGAACCGCGAATATTACCAACCTGGCGGAAGAAGAATTACAGGCGCTTGATACCAGGGCGGAAGAATTACAGGCGTCGCTGAATGCCTGGTATGAGGATCACAGCCAGGATATTCAAAACCAGCTTGCGCAAGCTATTTCTGATTTTGCAAGTGCCGCCGCGCAGATTATTTCTAATGTGGTAGATTCCATTCCGGCGGATTATAGTACGCTGGCCTGGGAAGTAAGTAATAACATTAAATACCTTACATTCCTAACTAAATTATATGTAAATAACGAATCTTCGCTTGAACTGAATCCGCTGTTTTTTGATGGTGGTATTTCCGGCGCGGATGGTTCTGTTACTGTGGACAACACACAGAAACACACAGAGTTTATTTTCATCGGTCAAAACGCTGTTAAATTCACGCCTAAATCCGGGTACTTGCTTCATGCCCGGTATTATTCCGCCGCTGATTATACTACCTTTATTTCCGGCGAAAACAGCGTTACCGGCCTTAAAACAACGACGCCGGGTAATTATATGATCCTGGTTTGTACAAAAACAAACTTCACGGATCTAACAAAAGAGGAAGCTGGCGGCACGATTAATATTTACGGTAAAACCATAAAAACCGGATTTATTTATAGTGTTGAGGAAGCGACAACAGATTATACCGGAAATGTAAATGTTGATACGGTAAATAAATTAATTTCTTTCGGACAGAACGGACAGTATTGCCGGATTTTCTGTGAAAGCCAAATTATTAATGTTACCGGAAAAACACTGGATTATTCCGGGTTTAATAGTAACTATGCATATCTGTATTATAACACGGAAACAGAATTGTTTAGTTATGCTCCTGCAACCACAATTCTTCCGGCTTCCTCTAAATATATCCATATTGGTACCCTGTGGGGCGGTTCTAATACTTGTGTTAGCTTGAACGTCTTACCGTGTTATTATGTTAACGGTATCAGAACTACGCCTTACGATTCCCGATATACCCTGGCGGACGTCCATACCCGGGAAAATACTAATGTGTTCCGTATTGGTATCCTGGGCGACAGCACGAGCAGTTTTAACGGTATCTCCGAAAATACACTAAACGGTCAAAACGTCCGGTCGCCCTATTACCCGACGGATGATGTTTTAGCGGCGGAAGATATGTGGTATAACCAAATGCGCGCGGCGCTTCGTACAGCGTCCGGGTATATCGTTTCCGCTGTTTCACGTTCCAGCTTCCGCGATACAGGCGATTCAACAGCGCCGCCTGTATGGAATAATTATAGAATCGCGCGGATTGCTGATTTTACCAATACCCGGTATATCTTTGTATATGCTGGCGTTAATGACCAATTTAATAACCTGGCGAATATTGGAACGCCTTCATATAAATATGATACAACCGCGCTGGAAGCAGAATCCAATACATCCGCGCGCGGAATTGAATTAACAATAAGGAAAATCCAAACGCAGATTCCCGACGCTAATATTATCCTTATTGTTCCGCCGTTTACTTTTGCCTATGATGTTTCCGACGAACAGCCCTATACAACATTCAGGAACAGAATGTTTGAAATCGGAAAAACCTACGGCGTCAAGAAAATTATCGACCTGGCAGAATGTATCACGCCACAAAACAAAACGCTTTATACGATTGACGGCATTCACCCGAATAAAGCCGGAATGAAGCGGATTGGTCATTTCATTGCTGAAAAAATGCTAACCGATAATTATTCTGTTGATTGGTAAACGATCAACATACCCGGACCGGCAAGCAATTGCCGGTCCTTAAATTTTTGTAACATATTTATTAAATTATT